AACATCCAGATAGAACAGAGATGCTAGCCGTCTCTGTTCTATTTTTTCTAAAATAATCACTAGCCACTTGACACCTTGCCTTTAGTCCATTATGATAATAGTAAAGATACTTGATAATGAGGAATATACTATGGCAAACCCAACCTTTGGTGAAAAAAAAGAAAATGTCAACTACATAGCTCGATATGGTGTATACGCTGTTATACCTGACAAAACGAAACAAAAAATTGTTCTCGTGCAAGCTCCAAACGGTGCTTGGTTTTTACCCGGTGGAGAGATCGAAACTGATGAAAATCATCAAGAAGCTCTGAAACGTGAGCTGATTGAGGAACTTGGCTTTACAGCTGAAATTGGTACTTACTTTGGTCAGGCTGATGAGTATTTTTATTCCCGTCACCGTGATACTTACTATTATAACCCCGCCTATCTCTATGAAGCCACTTCTTTTCAAGAAGTACAAAAGCCCCTAGAAGACTTTAATCATATTGCATGGTTCCCAATTGATCAAGCCATTGAAAATCTTAAGCGAGGAAGCCACAAATGGGCAATTGAATCTTGGAAAAAACTCTATAAGATTGACTAAAACAAGTCTTTTTCTTCAAAAAGTGCTATAATAGTATTAGAAAATTGGAGGAAACAGTATGAAGCTTATCAATACGACTAATTCACATTCTCATCTTGTCAAGAGCCAGCTAGAAAGTACTGATGCAACGCTTGTTGAGGTCTATTCTGCAGGAAATACAGATGTCATTTTTACCCAAGCACCGCTTCACTATGAAATCCTCATCTCAAATAAACATCGTGCTATTCGCGAACCTGAAATCGAAGCCATTCAAGATTTTTTCTTGAAACGGAAAATTAGCAAAGAAACTATTGATGAGGCAAATATTAAAACACTTTATTCAGAGAAATTGATTGAGATATCGATTCCTACAAAATAAGGTATTGGGGAAATTAAATTGTATTCTGAAGGTTTGGAACCTTCTCCTAAAGTATTTGGTATAGTTTAAAATATATCAGATGCCTATCATTTTCAAAGATAATCACTTGTTCATAATGAAAAGGGATTCTTCAACATTATAAAAAGCATCATATCAAGTCTAACCTACCTTGATATGATGCTTTTTGCTATACTTAGTTAATTTTCTTACGACTATCAATTCCAACTAGTAAATCTTGTACTATACTTTATCAAGAATCATTTCATCATTATTAAAGAAACTAGTTTATGTAAAAAACCGCTACTCCTAAGAATAGCGGTTTAATCATGTTTTTAAGCTACTAATGTAGTTGCTCTATTATTTAAGAGTAACTGGACTCTACTATATAAATAGGAAGAGATAAGATAAAAAACTTACCAAATAAGCCTTTATGCGTTATACCTTACATATAATTTATACCATAAAAATACAAAAGTTTACACCTTATGCCCCTTTTTTGCCCCCTATTTTTTAAAAAACTTCATTAAAACGCTTGACATTCTCGGTATGCCGTGATATAATATAATCAAGATAAGGAAAGGGGGTGATGAAGTTGAACAAAGAAGATTGGCTCAGGTTACTTGAAAAGGCAATAGACAATATTCCTGAAACAGTAACTGCTATCGCAAGTCTAGTGACCGCAATAACGGTCGCAAGGCAAAACAAAAAGCGTAAACCGAAATCCCGCAAAAGAAAAAGGTAAACGCTAAGAGGTTGGGGCGAAAGCCCCTCACGCCTCTATTTTATCAAATGGAAAGAGGAAATGCAATGGTTAGTGCAATAGCTATTTTTATAATTGCAATCAATGTATACATTTATCTAAAAAACAAAAAGGACAAATAAGATGAGAAAAGTTATTCAAGAATTGTTAGACAGTTCGATGTCTACATCTGCTATTTCGCAAGGCGCTGGAGTACCATGGACTACTGTTTCTGATCTCAGAAAAGGAAAAACAAGCATGGACAAAATGGCACTTCTCACAGCGGAAAAACTTTATGAATTTGCTACAACTGATAAGCAGTGATTTCGGTCACTGTTTTTATTTTTAACAAAACACCGTTTTTGACAATAATACCCTGCCATATACCCTCTCTATTCTTCAAGAAAACGCTTTTTTGAACAATAGGATTTAGATTTCTGGTTCTAAACGTTCAAAAATGCGTGTTTTTGCAAAATAAAAATACAAACTCTAATTTTGTTAACGTCAACAAAATTGGCAACCAAGCGCTTTATAAAGCTATTTGTTGATGTCAACAAGTCAATTTCAGAGCAAAATAAAGATATTCAAGCGAAAAAGAACACTCATAACCCTATATCTATAAAGGCTTTCCAGAAATTTCAAGCGATTATCAAGCGTATTTCAGACAAACAAAAAAACCGCAAGCCTGAGCCTACGGTGAAAGAACAATTTAGAAAGTTTCCTTTCTTTTTATTTAACTGTGATCAAGCCTTCAGGCTCGACTGTGAACTCTGGCTTATCTGCTAGACTGCCATCTTCTTTGACATAATACCAGCCTGTCTTGTCTGCTGATTGGATAAAGGCATTAGATACCATGTTTCCATCCTTGCTGTCAAGGTAATGCCAAGTGTCCTTGTACTTAACCCAGCCTGTCTGCATAGCGCCTTCTTCGTTGAAATAGTACCACTTCTCAGCAATCTTTTTCCAACCTGTAGCCATATGTCCAGAATTATCGAACCAGTACCAATTTCCGTCTGTGTGCTTCTTCCACTGTTCTGCTAGCATGTAGCCTGAGTTGTCGAAGTAATACCAGACATCGTTGATTTTTTCGAATTTCTCTTTTGGATAAGAGCCATCTTCCTTAACGTACCAGTAGCCTGTGTCGTTTTGTTTCCATTCAGGCTTAACTTCTTCATCGTCTAATAAAACAATGTTCTTGTCGTACGGATTTGAAGAGTATTGCCACCAGCGAATCCCGTCTATGGATGGGAAATATTCAAAATCAGCATTTCCATCGTTTAATCCATAGCCAGCAATCCAAAGGCTGTTTGGGAATTTCGCAAGAATCTGCTCATAATAGATATTATTGAGCGTGAATGGCTTGTAGCTGTAATAGATTGGCTCATAGCCATTTTCTTTGAGGATTTCCATGAATCGAATACAAGCATCTGTATTTGCCTGTTTATCTCCGCTAGCGTGATCTTCATAGTCCAATACCAAGTATTTTACTTGCTTCGGAACATTGTCAAGGAAGTAGCGTGCTTCTCGCTCTGCTTCTTCCACATCACCACCAAACCAAGCGAAATGATAAAATCCAACAGGATTAGATTGCTCAACTTGAGCAGACAGGCAAGGATTTAGATAGTTTGTGCTTTCAGAAACTTTGATAATAGTATTCTGTGTACCCATATCAGCCAAAATACCTGTAATATCGTATCCATTGTGACTGGATACGTCGATGAATAAGTCGTTTTTCTTCATTGTTCTCTCCTACTCCTCACTTGGTTTCTTGTATTCTAGCGCTCGTGTGCTATCTGTGATTCCACTTGTGGTCGGGTCGTTGACCAGACCAATAGCAGTCAAGAATGCGAATACCGCATTCACAAGCAAAATCAGTTTGTTGCCGATATCACCCAAATCTAGATGATATCCGAAGACTGCTGCACCAGCTTGCAAGGCAAGAAAGAAGGCTGGGACTGCAGTCAGCCAGAATAATTTATTTTGTAATCTAAGTTTCCAGTTAATCATGTTATTACCTTTCTATTTATATAACGCATAGGTTTGTCTTATGAAAGTTCTTTCTGCAAAACCTAAATACTCTTTTAAACCTTCCTCATTTGTAGATATAGGAATATATGTTTGATATGTGACTTCATTTCTAAACCGTTCTGTTTTAAAAAAGAACGGTTCCTTATTATTGATACGAATACCCTTTATTTCGGTATAATCTGTAATTGTTTTTGGTTTTGTTATGAAAATCTGTCCGTTATTTATGTATGTGACAGAGTTATCAACAGTTTCAAAGTAAGCTGGCCCCGACTGTTTCTCCCACACCAACCTACTACCTATATATCTCTTAGCGACTTCACGGTTCCCTACTAAAATCTTTGCTCTATCTCTCATGTATCACCTCACGGTAGTTTCGTCGGCCAAGGATCGTCTGTCGTGAATACTACTGGACTAATGCGAATTTGAGATAGCATTGTGTTAGTTAACTCATTTCTTGCCATTGCATACCTTAGCTGAATAGCGTTACTATCAGCCGTTCCGCCTACATAGACACTTCCAAGCAAGTCGCCTAAATCTCCGTACAGTCCAGATAGTAGTGAGCTAGCACTTCTGAAACCTTCAGGTAATACATCGTTTCCTTTCCCAACATTGAGTTTAATCCATGTGTACTTCTTGCCTGCTATTGTCTTATCAACAATATTTCCGCCTTGTTTTTCCAAGTCATCCACACCGAACCAACCCCAAGACAGACCGTCAAATTTAACAATAATTTCATCGTTAATTCTTCTGACTTGAACTTTCGCATTCTCTCTCTTGTTGATTAATGGCAAGGTTCTCCAGCCAGTATCACCAATCAAAACACGCCAACCTGTGTTGCCGCTCCCTTTTTCTTTAATCCATTTGAGAGCGCCGTTTGTAACTGCCGTATCTACATAGGTTGTTCCTATTTCAGCGACTATACGTCCTTCTGGTGACCCTGTGCCACGGATTTCGTGACCTACGTTCTCAGGCAGTGGAATGGTAACAGTATTACCCCCGACAATGCCGAGGGTATTTCCTGTTAGAGTTAATTGAGGACTTGGTTTTTGATTCAGCACCTTCACATCACGGCCAACCGCTTGAGCAAATTCCTCTAAATTGCTCATGCCAATCACGCTTTCGCTGCGTTATACGTTGCGACCAAATCAAGGTTGGCAAATTCATCAATACGACGGCCAAGGTCAGCTAGTTTTTGAACGACGGCTCCTTCAGTATCGCCACTCATGCTAGCGATTTTCTCAGCGATTTCTTTCAGTGTGTCAAGATTTTCAGGGACACCCTCGCCCAAGATCTCAGCTTTCACTGCTGTTTTAGCCTGTTCGATAGCCTGCATTAAAGTAGCATTATCAATCTTTGTATTGATTAACTGCATCATTGTCTTGTTATCCGCTCCTAATGCAGAAGCGAATGCAATCAATTTACTTGTATCCATATTTTTCTATACCTTTCCTAAATTATAAAAATTCACTAAGTCAGGAAATTCCTGACTTGCTGTTCCATCGCTACCTACAGTTCTTTCTGCAAGTTGCTTCTTAACTTCTTCTGCGATATCCAACTCTTTTAGAGCGTGGATTTCGTTCGTCACCAATTCTCTATCTGACGCGAATATCTTAATGTGGGTTCCTCTATCACTTGGAAATACATAACCACCGACTGTAATTTCTAATCTATACGTCCCTATGGGTAAGATGTCAGTAATACTAAATACCACACTTTGATTTTCTACCGTGACTCTTCTTGACCATTGCGAATTTCCCAAAGTCAATGTGACAAGTGCTTCCTGTCCATTTAATGAGGGTATCGCCTGCAAATTCTCATCTAGTAGTTCATAACCAAATGTGGAAGAGATGTCCCCCTGCTTTATCAGACAGCCACCGTCAAATTGAGCTAGATTGGTCATGTTACAACCCATTCTGCACTCCTTTCTCGTCTTCAGCTAAGATGTCGTCTCTGATTTGCAACGCCTCAAAATTGTTGTATAAGTGACTAATGTAGCCATTACCACCAAGCGCCTTGTAGCTGTTGTGCATGTTCTCGACCACGTAGAACTCATCCTTTGTGGTAAACCCACGTCGGATAGCCCTGCGAATGTCACGATCGAGGCGCATCCTCATCGTGACAAGGTGCGCATCGTCGTGCAGTTTTAACTTTGCTTGTACTTCGTCAATTTTGGCATTGCTGTCGCATGCAGTTTCTTGGACATCTTTGATTTTTCCTTTGACATCATTCAATTCTGAAATGATTTGGTCTGTCTGCTCTTTGGTCTTCTTAGGCATTTTATAGCCCAACCAAGCCACTACGATTGGTGTGGCAACTGGTAGCACATTCATGAAGAAATGCTCTGTTGATTGTAAGATGTCCATACGGCACCTCTACTGTCCAATTGGTGCTTTCGGTACATTAAATTTCCAAGTTGTTAATACGCCATTTTGGAAAGGTGTTCCTTCAAGTTGAGTAAGAGTTTCTCCTTGATAAGTAAATGACTGATTTGTTTGAATCAAGATACGCTTACCTTCTCCATTAACTTCAACGTGACTTGGGTCTTCGACCGCAAAGATTGCTCCAGGCTCGTAAACTTTACCGACTTCAGCAAGTGGGAAGAGTTCGACCATCTCTTTGTAGGTCGTACCGTAAGAAATTTTTTCGCCCATGATAGAATCCTGAGCCATCACACGAACTACTTTACGAATCAGATTCATAATTTCAGCTTGTTCATTTTGTTTCGTTTCAGTTTGAGTTGCTTTCTGTTCGGCCTGTTCTAATTTAGCTTGAGTTTCTTGCAACTTAGCTTGAGTTTCTTGCAATTTCGCTTGTGCTTGCACGATAGCACTTGTTGGATCAAGTTCTGTACGGATATGGTCTAATACAGCTTGAATAAGTGTAGCTTCATTGTCCTGAGTATGGTCACCGTGCAATTCTACTTGCTCAAAAGAATAGCGACCGTTATTTTCCATTTTAATCGCGACTACTGTTACATTTTCTGCCCCTTTCAAATAAGGCTTGACTGATACTTCATAATTCATATTTAATTAACCTCTTTCATTTTGTTTTGTGTCTCTTCAAAAAGTTCTTTAAGTGCTGGGTCGTATTCCAACACCGCTTTAAAAGCCTGTAATTCGGCCAAAGTCAGCGTATAGTATGCCTCTAAATACGCAAAATTCAATCCGCTTTCTGTCAAGCGGTTAGCGAGCGACTCAGAGACTAACTTGCTGATTGCTTGTTCTTTATCCATTAATTGCCTCCAATTTTTGATTTAATTCTTGAATTGCCTTAATTAAATAAGGCACTAACTCAAACACCTTGTAGGTATATACACCGTCCGGATTTTCCCAAAAGGCTTCTGGTGCGTATTTCTGCACGTCTTGAGCCATAATACCGCATGAAATATCTTCGATTTTACCCTTGTATTCTTTACGATAACTGTAGGTTTTCAAGTTGTTGATAACCTCAAGACCCGACACCGTACTATCTTCGATGTTGCTCTTGTATCGTCTATCGGACGCATCTTGGTTCATGATAATCCAATCGTATTCATTAGAACCATAATACAAGTACAACGAACCTCCTGATGGTTCAATGTGAGAGTATTTCGGAGATGAAATCCAATAGCCAGAACCGCCGCCTGAAGCTTTGTTATTATAGTAGATTGAACCTGTTACTCTCAAATCGCCGTGAATAACTGGTGTATTCCAGAATTCAGCGGTGTTATAGCAATACATCTTACCGTTGTTTTTTACAAACCAAGCAGTATCGCCTATTTTATCCCAGCTGTATCCCCAGTTAACCCATAAAGCAGTACTATTATCGCCACCTTCTCCGTTTCCCATGCCGACAGAAAAGTGATTGCTACCTGTGAGCCACTTACCTGAACCAGAATCGTGAGTACCAATCTGGAATCCACCAATCCATCCTTTATAAGCTTCCAGGAAGGTTGAGCTGTTCAGTATAGATGATACCTTGGTAGAGAAGATTTCCTTGGATGTTAACTTCTCAATTAAACCGTCCTTGGCAGTTAAATTACGAATCAAGGCATCTGTGACTGTGATGTCATCACCAGAAATTGCTCCTGCTGCTATATGCTCTGCCGTGATAGACCCTGCTGCCATCTTACTACCTGTGATAGACCCATCCACAATCATGTCCGATTGCACTCGGATTTTAGGCGCAATCAAGTCAATACCATCTTGACTTGTTGAGATGACTGAGGCTAACTGCTTACCAGTTAAGGTAGTCGCACCAATCGTAACACCGCTTGATGTGACAGATACTGATGCACCTTTTCCTGCTTCGCGAACCTCTTGTCTGATTTCACTAGCAGTCTGTGAGAGTGAACTTGTTAATTCCTGCTTAACCTGATTAATTGCTGAGTTACTGCTGCTGACTTTCGTTGTTACCTCTTGCCGAATGGCATCAGCGGTTTGAGTAATTGCAGTAGTTGTTTCACGTCTGAGTTCATCCTTGACCTGACTAAGAGCATCATTGCTACTAGCAGTAGCATTTCGCACCTCTTGCCTGATTTCATTAGCGGTTTGAGCGATGGCGCTCTTCACATTCGTATCAAAGAATTGACTCAACGCACCTTGGTTGTTCTGCTGGATTTTGCCCCAGAGACTACTATTCGGGTCTCTGAGTTCCAACTCAATATTTCGCATGTCTTTAAACAGACCAGACAAGGAACGCTGAGTTACTGTAGGCTCAACAAAGCTAGTTGGGAAATCACCCTGCTCTATCTGAATATCGGTTAGAACAGTATCTCCAACACACCCCATATGATGAAGTTTTAGTAATTCATCTCGTGAACGTGGTTGGAATACCTTATAATACCTTCCATTATGTTCAAGAGCTGGAGACCGTACATTTTGAATCGTTATATCCATGTCCTAACCTCACTGCTTGAAGATATCGTAGATGGTATTCGCATCTTTATTAGTGATAGCATTATATTGCGCTTCTGTTCCTGCCCAATACTTCAATGGCTGAGAACCGTTTTGGTTGATGATACTCGGATTCACTGGACGGTTTTCTAACGCTGTAACCCTGCGTTTCAATTCATTGTCGTTGTACGGTGTTGGGAAATCTCTAGTACCAATCCCTTGAACAGAGATGTTAGTACCATTTACTGCCGTCACCTTCCAAAATCCTTGGTTAACACTTGTTGCACTATTCCAATAATCTTCAATGATATCACCGACTTTGATTCCGTCAGGGTTCATGATGTCACTTGTTCTTATTGTTCCATTAGCACCAACGCCTCCTCCAGAAATATCACCTTTAGCAATACGATAAGTTGGAGTTTCAGATTTTCTAGCATAATCAGATAAAATCTGTTGAATTTCTGGTTCATTAAATCGTACAACGGCATCTGCTCCCCTCGGACCTTGTGGTCCTATTGGTCCAGGCAAACCCTGAGGGCCTCTCTGACCTTCGGGACCTCTTGGACCTGCAGGTCCTGCTGGACCAGTATTTCCTTGTGGGCCAGTCTGTCCCGTTGTTCCTTGCGGGCCTCGCAAACTTTCTCTTTGTTCGCTTGTCAAAGCCTCAAACCGCATAACACCGTCTGCACCTCTGGGTCCAGTTTCACCTCGTTCTCCACGGTCTCCCTTTGGTCCTGTTAGATATTGCAATGCTGAGAATCGATCACTGCCATTTCCGACCTTAACCATACCAGTATCGCTCTCAATACCTAACTCTCCGTCATACAACACAAAGTCACTTCTTGCCCACTCACTAGCCGGCATCCGTTTATGTCGTACCCTTATAGGTACTACTTCAGGCGTTATTTCCGTCATGTTTTACCTCCGTCAAAAATAAAAGTTGGGGTCTCACTCCAACTTCCCTCATATCTAGCATTCTGTCCGTCTGCAACTGTCTTATAAACTGGTGTGATTTCAATCCTTGAGTTGTGATTATCAATCGTTACAGATTGCTCTTGCGTCTGATACCAATCTCCCGAGAAGGTTAAACGATAGGCACCGTAGTAAACTGCCAAGACCTGCTCCTCTTTCTGAGCAAGGTCTTTATCAATCACTGGCATGACAGTATTAGCAGGCGCAAGATGAACGTGTCCACCGTAAAACGGTGTCTTATTCACTACCACAGTCACATCTGTTTTCCCGTAAGGTGTGCAGACACCAGACCAACTGATGACGTACTGTTTACCTAATTCAAAACCGTCACCATTGTGTCCAACTTCCACATAATCAGTACCGTAGGCTATCTTCTTAGCCGTTCCACCAGCTACTCTATTCTTGTTGTACTGAGTAGTACCGTCACCACCGATTAAACGAGCATTGACGCTTGCGGATTCGCTGACCTGTTCTAATTTCTTGGATAATTCAGATATGGCATCTTTGTTATTCTCTTTGAAATCCTTATCTTGAAGCAATTCTTCCTTAATTGACTTAAATAAATCAGGACGACCTTTCTCCACTTGTTCGTGAATTTTAGCGCCGAACTCTTCAGCTTTGGCCTTGTACTGCTCTACGGCATCTGTGACAGCTTTCTTATGCTTGGCAAATTCAGCATCAAATGCACGATCAGCGTTGGCGATTTCTTTTTTTAAGCGTTCGTTTAAAATCTCATGCAATCTCTGGCTTTCGCCTTGAACCGCATCATTTACCATCCCACCGATTGCACTAGCTAGACTAGACTGGAACGTCCCAAAACCGATAGATTTTAGCTTTTTAGCCATTGGTGAGTAGGTATATTTCGTGATTTTCTTACGGACGTCAAGCCCAAAACCTTCATGGTAGATACTGACCACATCGAACATTTGAACTGCTACATCACTCTGGCCTACAACCGAAATCTCAAGGCTATCTTCCATCATGTCACACATGCTGGTACGATAATATTGTTTACCGTACTTGATTAAGCTATCTTGGTCTTTGACGTCTTGATCATTAACCTCAACAACAGCTTCATAGATTTGACTATACTTGCTAATCAAAGGGCTATCAATTACGACCTTAAAATCTTGGTCAACTGCATTCTCTCCCTCACCCTTAACAGTTGTTTTAAAAGTTATCCGTGTTTTCAGCGACTTGGTAGAAGTCTTATGCTGGTAGCTAGACAGGTTTTTCTTGTACATAAAAAGCGATTCATTCTCTGAACCGCCATTCTTCAACAAGCGTAAGTTATAGCCATTTCGCACCATATCTCCGCCCCACTGGCCAAGAATAGAGTGTTTGTCTTTAGCTAAGGCTTCCATCGCATTCTTTTCTTTAATATTGAAGGTGTGTCTATCTTCAATATCGCAAAAGAAAGAAAACGGGTGTTCTCTAGTGATGCTACCTGTAAATAAACTTACCGCTCTCGAACCAGTCACCCTGTCAGCATTGATTCCACTCACGACATAGTTGTTTAATAAACTAAGAACTTGATTAGCATAAACTTGAACATATCCATTTTCTTTTTCGATTTCAAAAATCACAAAATCCTGCTCACCGTGAAGGTCATCAGCGGTCAGGAATGTTTCTTCTTTCAGTAATTCCCATTTAGGGTCTGATGTAGGAAATCGAAAGGTCAGTTGATACGTATTGTTTCGTTCTTGGACGATTTCGTCATTGTAAGCCTCGTTCAGAGGCATATTGCCATTTGTAAGGTAAATCATATGATATACCTCCAGTTCGGCCTTACAGTCACCTTACGAACATTTCCAGAAAATACAAGACCGTTATTCCCAACTGCTAACTCAAAGAATCCACCGCGTTTTCGCAATGTATTTTGAATAGCACCTTCAGCATTATAGATATTTTGTTTCTTATGCCTGCAATCAATGGTCACTTTTTGCCTAATAGTCAAGTGCATGGTTGTCCGTCCGATAGTTAAAGAAATATCTCCGTCCCCCTCAATCTCAATTACAGGCTCGCTATAGACAGAACCTGGATTGTTAATGTTTCCACTTGCAGTAAAGACCAGTGGTTCAACAGATTTCTGATAACGAAATGGTTGCATGTTCAACTTAAGCTCTAGCTTCCAGGCATGCATACCATGAGGACTATAGTTCGCACCAATAAAATCTGCATAAAAAACAGAACCCAACTGGTAGCTAAACTCCAGCACATTGTCCTTAGGCTGAAATTTCTCCACGATAGTAGAAACATCTAGTAACTTAGGAATGTAGAACGAAAAAGTCCGTTCATAACTCTCATAGCTACCATCTAGCACCCGATAACTTCCATTGACCCCATAGAGGGTAGGATCTTCAGAAACCCTAGGCTTAGCAGCCTCCACCTGACCAAAATCCGTTACCACGCAGTGAGGGATAGTTGATGTGTTAAAACCATTGATGATCATGTGAAACATTAAATTCCCTCCCTAGCATAAATCGCACCTTGACGTTGGTAGACGCTCATTGAAATTTTGTCAGCATCCAGATAAGTATCTGACGATTTTTCAAGGATAGCAGTAAGGATTCTCTCCATACTTGCTCTCAGAATCCTCATCTCAGACACAACTTTGTCTGTATCTTGCCCCTTATTTGTGTATTGGTGCTGAACAACAATATTTTGTTTAGCTTGTTCGATTTCTTTAAGAAATTTCGCATCGCTCGGAATGCCAACTCCTGCAGCATATTTAGGAACCCCCATCTCACGCATCAAGCGTTTCGTCTTATCTGCTCGCAAAACTTTAGCACCTTTAGGAAGAGGAAGAAGAACATCTCTCCCCTCAGGGATAAAACTACGGCCATCTGGAAGAGTAACTAATTCCTTATAGGTGCTATTACGTTGGTCGTTGACCATAGCTAAACCACCAGGGTGGTAGTTAGTTCCGTGAGCATGCCGACTAGCAAAAATATTTGTAAAGAAATCACCCGTTACACTATTAATCCAACTCTTAATCCCTGCAAGCACGCCAGAAGCATTATCTCGAGCGCTGATTGTAACCGTTTTGTCTTGAATACTATTAACGTCGCTTTTGACCTCGCTAACAGTACTGGAAGTGCTATTTTTAGCAAGGATATCCACTGGATTATATTGCTTAATAGCGTTAATAGCCGCACTCGTATCATTTCTAACGCCTGCAGTCTGATCTTTCGCAAGTAAATCTATCGGATTTTCCTGTTTTGGAGAGTTTACACTTGCTTGCGCGCTTGCTACTGCACTACTAGTATTGTCAGTAGCATTTAATGATTTAGTCTCTGGATTAGATAGATTCCAAGCCATGATTTTATCAATTGATAACTGACCATTATTCAAAACATTTGTAGGATCTAGTTTTAAATCTTTTGTAAATGGAATAGTCGCATTCCAAGTTGTTAAAGTGTCAGTTGAACGAGCAACAGCGTTTCTGAAATTCTCATCTGTAGCCAGTAACTCTTTCTGTTTAGGAGTTAAAACATTATAGTTAGACAGAGCTTTGGAAGCTTCCTCCGCCTTATTCATCACATCTGCATTTTTCAAAAGGAGTTCCTTGACTTCTGCTGGCATACTGTTCCATATTTTAAGATGAGTTTCGCTATCAAAGATAGCTTGTAGCCCAGATTGATTCTTAACAATCACTTGCTTTTCTTCCAGAGTCATGTCTTTCCATTTACCAGATTCGACAAGAGCCTCGGCAATAGTCACACGAGCATTCGAGTTGATTTCCGCAGTCTTAGCGATAAATTGCAATTGTTCCCAACCTTCCGCAGATTTGGCAGCCTCTCCGATGACTTCTTTTACATTGGATTTGACTTCAAAGTTACCATTCTTATCGATGTTACCGACAAGCAATGACCAGGCATCGTTAGCTTCTTTCACTTCTTTGCTCATCTCACTAGTATATTTTGCAAGAATACTATGCGAATTGCCTACCTTTTGAGAAGCTTCAGCAGCTTTCTTCCCGATTTCTTCATAGGATAAACCATACTCTTCCAGAACCCTCTTGGCTTCTTCCCAATAGTTCCAGCTTTGCCCAGTCCGAGCTTTTACCTTAGCGTCAAGGTTTTGCATAACCTGGTAATACTTAGTTCCTAAGGACTCCATAGTTTGCTGGTGGTTTGTTTCTAAAGTTTGAAGTTTCTTGTTATAGGTTTCTTGATCAATAACCTTTCCTTCCAGCAACTCTTTCAGCTCACTTTTAGAAGTCTCATAAAGTTGTTTTTCTTCGTCCAGAGCTTTCTTCAAAACATCTCGTGTGTGTTTCAATTGCGTCTCATTTAAACTACCAATTTCTCCATTCAAAGCCTGAAGCGCAGCCTTCTGTTGCTCTGCTGACAAGTCCATCATTGAAATTCTAGCTTTTATCATCTCTCTTTGATTATTCAAGACGATTTCTTTTTCTTCTTGAGAAAACTTGCTAGCATCTCCATTATGACGTTGGTAAATATCATTGATTTGGTTCATCATGCTTTCAGCATTTGAGACCATTTGAGCATTCTTCTCTCTAGCTTTTGCGAGTTCTTCCTCACTAATGCCCCATTTGCCAGCCAGTTCCTGCATTCTCTGGTTAGACTTTTCAGCACCAGCAGCAATCTCTTCGTAGAGTTTTTTAAAAGCCCCAGAGACTTTCTCAGCATCTCCAGCATGTGTACCAAAGTTAGCTACTGCTGTGCTGGTATCATCTACCTTGCTTTGGAAATCTCTTAACTCTTTCCTTGCAGTTTCGCTCAACTGAGAACCAAATTCCTCCGCCTTAATGCGCGCCTCGTCTTTCTTATGTCCTAGATAGACCAATTCTCCAGCTAGTAAAGCAGTACCACCCACAAGCAAACCAATCGGATTTGTCAAAGCCCCAATAGCTCCAGACAAGAGACCAGAACTAGATGCAGCAGCACCAGCTCCTTCCGCTAAAACAGTAGCTTCGCTTCCTACCTTAGCAAGACCGAGACCGCCTTGTAAAAGACCTTTTAATTTACCAGCACGCTCTGTCAATTTAGCAAGACCGAGACCGCCCTTTAAAAGTCCTTCTAATTTACCAGCATGTTTTATCAAGATACTAAGAGTCGTCGCCCCATTGCCCAAAAAGTTCAACAAAGGATATCCTAGAGCCAAAAAACCACCAATACCAACCGCCAAGCTCTGAACGGCTGGAGGAGCCTTACTTAACCAGTCGATAAATTGATTCACCTTATCAATCGTAGGAGTCAGTAAGGGTAATAATTTCTGACCAATGTTAATCTGTAGAACTTCCAAACTAGATTTAAAACGTTCCACTCCGTTTTTAGAAGACTTAGATAACTCATTTGCTAAATCCTTCGTATAAGTTGTCGCCCCCTTGGTTTCGTTAGCGAGATTACGCAACGCATCTCCACCTTGGTCAACCAAGATATTCATCGCTGTCTGAGCTTCTGTACCAAAGGCTGTAGCAATCAAGGCCGATTTCTGAGCATCTGTCATTCCTTCCGTATTCTTTTTGATACGATCCAAAATATCAGGTAACTTAATTGCCCCACTACGAAATTCTTCCGCAGAAAAACCAAGTTTTTCCATTGCCTCTGCGTTTTGCTCGGATGGTTTCAGCAGCCTTGTTAAAGCTCCACGAAGAGCCGTACCAGCCTTTTCACCAGCGATACCGTTGTTGGACAAAAGACCAACAGCAGCGGCAGTCTCTTCCAAGTCCATACCAACGTTTTTAGCAACGGGACCAACATACTCCATTGCAGCTCCCATATCAGCAAAACCAGCAGCCGTTTTATTGGCTACAAAGGTTAAGCTATTGGTTACTCGCTCTGTATCCTGAGTAGATAGCCCAAATTGTTGCAAAATATTCGTAGTGGCGTTCATCACCGTATTGAAGTCCTCACCAGACGCCTTTGCAGCGTCTAGGATAGCAGGCATAGCTTCGATTGTTTGATTGGCATCAAAACCTTTCTTGATAATTTCTTGCATCCCTTCATTGATAGATGCAGTAGAAATCCCATACTGCCTCGCCCAATTTTTTGAACTTTCCCCCAGCTTTTGTGTGGTACTATTCAGTTCATCCGCTGTTGGAATGGTATCAGCTAACAGAGATTTAGTTGTATTCATCTGACTTTCAAAGTCAATCGCCTTCTTAGTAGAAAGCGTAAAACCAGCTAATAAAGCAGCAGATACAGGCTTCATTGCATCACCCATAGCCCGCAATTTTTCTCCACCTTTAGCAATTTTTTCGCTCAAGGCATCCATCTTACCAGACCAACTATTTTCACGCCCTACATCTTGCAAAGCTTTTTCAACTCCACGTAGCTGGTTTTCCATTGCTGCCAACTTAGCATTCTCACGCTGAATATCAGCAGCAGCCTTATCAAACTGAGCTGTCCCCGGTTCAAGTTTGTCAAAACTTTTCTTCATCTCATCCAAAACTTTACGTTGTGAATCAATAGCTTGTCCTAAAGTCTTGTATTTCGTTTGAAGTAACCCAGCATTTTTTTCATTGCCTTTTAAAGTACTGTCCAAAGAACGGACATTATTTTGAAAGTACTTTACAGCGTTTTTTGCACCAGTTAGAGTAGGATTGAAATTCGACACGTCCAGCCCTAGCTCTATATACATTGCTCCTAACGGCGTACCGCTTGCCATTTTGTTCTCCTTCCTAACTCCTCAGAGCAAAGAAAAAAGCCCTTACGGACTTTTCATCATTCTTTATAAAAATCATCCATTGCCAGGCTCATAAAAGCCCAGATAAACAAACCAAGAAATAAATAAGCATAGAGCGGCAGGGAAGCAAAGATAAAGGGTGATAATAAAAGCATACCCAAGGTATCTCCAAAATTTGTACAAATACAATACAAGCCAAAAGCAAGATAAAGGATAAAAATGGTAAACCAAAACCAAAATCGCTTGCGTGCCTTTTCTTTTCGAGACATTTCTTCCACCTCCCTTATATAGCTCTATTATATGCCTACCTTTCCTATTTGTAAAGCAATGACTTATAGACTTTCCAAAAAATCTGCCAAGTCAAGCACTTCTTCTTGTTCACTCGTTTCCATTGTTCCTAAGACCCCCATCAAGTCCTCCCAGCTAGTATCCATCACATCACGAATACTCATACCATAAGGACCCTCTGTAACTTGCTTGACAAATCCATAAAAACGTTGAATAGCTTGCCCAGGTGCTAGCTCTTTCCCTTTGGGTCTACATCACCCACCAAGTGAGAATAGATTTCTGTAAAAATAGAAATAACTTTTGCAAAATCTGTATGATCTAGTAATTGTTCTACTGTCACATCATCAAATAAACTAGCAATAAATCCCAGTTGCTTATCAAGCTTCTCTACCTCAGATAAATCATTTGTCAAAGAGTCGTTCATGACCAAATAATCACGATAATCACGAGTTGTGATTTCCTTGCTCGTTTTTAGGACATCTTCTCCCTTGTCATTTTTGATTGTAAATTGAACCTTAGCCATATTCTTTCCTTTCTAAAAAAGTAAAAGAGAGCTTTCGCCCTCCTTCTACCCCGCAGCAACCATTTTAAGCTGGCCTTTGAACTTTTTGAGCTTCTCCTCATCCTTGCCGATATATTTGATGTAATATAAATCTTTCGTTTCTGTGTCATCGCTTGCGATTGCTGCAAAACTCAAGTTATCATCTGGAAGCTCTTCTTGTTTATCTTTAAGGGTTTCAAGTTCCTCAGCATCCATAGAAAACTGACCCTTGAAAAATCCTACTTGTGCTTGAGTTCCATTTGCAGTCTTAGATTCAAGCATCACTGCACAAAATGGAGAGACTGTTTCAGCACCAATTCCAATAATATCATCCTTGACCTGATGACCCAGAATTTTAGCTAGCACTGTATAAGGAATATCAACTGCAGTCATTTCCATCTTCACATCTCCAACACCACGATTTGAAACATGGTAAGCAATATCGCTCCCATACGTTTTAACTGGATCACTTGCAAGACCAGAAATTTTAGCAGTACGAGTCGCACCCTCATCAGTTTTACCTTCGATTACGAAAAGATTTTGTCCGAGCGTTGGAGTAGCATTACCATCCAACACACGAATTGTCATACGTTTAAAACCAACCAATGCCATCTATAGCACCTCTTTCTTTCATTTAGTATTCTTCGTATAGAGCACTCCGACCTTTATAAGTCCGAGCATCCACATAGCGTTTGATATCAGGGATCCATTGTTCCAGACCGCCTTCAGTCTGATAAAATCCCTGATCTTCCATTATTTTTTCAATTCTTCCTTGGAGTTCTTTACACTCCACTCGATTAGTAGACTCTACATTGATTTGATAGAGAAAAGTCTTTGCCAGACTAGTATTACTGCCGTGAGCCGTTTGCATTGGAGGTCCGACGGGAATAATGACAATACTCGTCTCGTCATCTCCCAAGGTCTCAGGACGTTCAAATGACTTGATACTAATACCAGATAAAGACTCATCCTCTTCCAAAGCATCGTAGAGTTCAGTTAATTTGTCTTTAATCATCTAAATCCTTCAATCTTCAACTGATTGGCTACTCTATATTTATATTTTTTAGCATTTGCCTCTGAAAAACGCCTAATTACACCAAATCCTCTTGGATGCGCTTTTTTGGCATACCCAAACTCATTCAAGTGAACTAAACGCCAACGAGACCCCTCACCAAAACCAATTTTCACAACAGGAACACCTACAGCCTGTCCAGTTACACGTCCGACAGTAGCACTTTCAATGGTTTCTCCTGTATCTTTAAAGACTTCCAAAGCACCTTTAAATTCTTCCAGAGTCTCATTTGCAACTGCTTTTAATGCTCTGCTGGTTGCACGCTTAACCTTTGCGTCTCCAAGGCGCATTTCAAGGTTCCTCAAAACATCATCAAATCCTTTTAGATTTGCTCCACTAGACATCACGACTACCTCCGATAATAACTATCAAAAAATCCCGATTATCATAATCAGGACGCACATCGATAACCTGCCATTTCTTACCAACTAAACGGATATCACCCACTTCGACAAAATGCCGACTTTCAGGCTGATAATCTGTTAGAGGGTCACGTATTCTCAATGTCATCTTAGCTTTCATCGCTTTTCCGGTCGCGATTTCAATGTCTTTGAAACTAGGTGAGTAAACTTGGCCCATCGTATAAAAAATCTTCTTGTAACTCACATCACGGCCATCAACCCCCTCTTTAACTTTAGAAGTATAGAAAGTCAGAGGAGTTCTCAGGTCTCCATTTTGAGACTCAGGCTTTTTGTAACGATATCTAGGGCGATTAGTCTGATAAGACATCAGGAATTATTACTTCTTGTTGTTTTTCTGACCATTCAACAAAGTCAGGCAATGCTTCATTGATTTCATTAAAGCGTTCTTTTGTCGCTTCAAATTCAGACCCAACTGAGCGATATTGACCTTCTTTGAGGTCATAAAATTCTTTCAAAACCTTAATCATCTATTTCCTCCGGTTTGTAATTTTCTAGTGACAATGCCATCAGATCTCCTTGAAAATTTTGATAAAAAAATTCAACTTGATCATTGTAGGCATATCGTGCGCGCTCTAAAATAAGCTCTCTCACCCGTGGATTGTGGTTTGTAGTACCCACGGTTTGAAAAATAGCTTGTTCAGAGCTTTCTAACATTCTGGAGAGGTTATCATCCTCTCCGTCGTGAAAAATCCTCATTCTCTCCTTAAACGCATCAAGGAGAGAATGCGGTTCTACTTCGGCAGTCATGACTCAACTCCTAAACTAAGCTTCAGGGAGTTTTAAAGTCCAAACAGCAGCAGTCTTTTCATCGTGAGCCTTACCATAAGCAAATTGCTTAGCAGTGTAAAGGTTCAAATCTTCCAATGCGTATGTTTCTGTGTAACGGCCAAGTGTAATACCACCACCGACAAAGGCATCGTAGCGACCTTTGACAAATGTAGTTACTTTACCAGCCGTCTGCGCCACAGATTCTACCAAGATAATGTTAAACGGCATTGCAGTGATGTAGGTTCCTTGAGCGTTCAATGAAGTGTATTGTTTCTTCACATCCCAAGCATCAGCTGTATTAACAACCATTACAAGATTGCCTTCAACTGCAACTGGAGTAGTGCCATCAGCTTTTGTTGAGTGGTATTTACATACTTTTGTCAATTCTTTGACTACGGTTGCTGAGTCAGCAAAAGTCAACTTAGTAGTTTGAGCTGTTTTTTCATCATGAGTTGTATGATCGCCTGAAACAGTTCCTGTAAGGGTACGAGAAAGACCGATAGGTTTGTTGTCTCCATCACCGTTCAAGAAACCAGCTTCAAGTGCGACTGCATAGGCTTCTGTGATTTGAACAGAGATGAATTTCGCCAACCAAGCTGGTCCAAATTTTTCGGCATCTTTTGGAATTACAACGAAAGCAGTCAATTTGTGTTGAATTGCTTCTTCTTCGTTGAATTTTTGTTTGAGTTGTCCTTGGATTTCTCCATTGATTTTACCCCAAACAGCTTGACCTGTTTGCTCTGATTTGAGGAATTTCAAGCGGATACCAGCATTTTTAAGGCCGATATGCTGAAGGAGTGGACGTGCCATAACCATATCTTCAAAGATACGGTCAATAATTTCTTGTGGGATGAACTTCTCGATCCCTTGAGGTGCTGCCTTTTCAATATTGTTGAAGAACTCACGAGCTTCAGCGGTCAGCTTAGCATCGTATGGGTTCAAGGCCGAAACCTCTTCACGGGCAGCATCACGGGCTTGAACCATCATTTCATTGGTCATAGACTCAAGCATTTCGTTATATAGCTTTGCTTGTTCTTCTTGAGGAGCGCCATTTGCAACGGCATCCAAAAATGCCTGACGTTGTTTTTCAAATTGATTAGATAATGTCATTGTCATTCTGTTTTTCCTTTCTTAAAACATAAAAAGACCGAACCCTTTAGGTGCAGCCTTGTTTGTGCTATTTTCTGGGCTTTCTGGAAGATTGAATTTCTTCTGTACAAATTCGCTATTTTCGAAAGCCTGCGTGTCAATTTGTATATCTGGTAGTTTAGCTTCTAGCTTTTCAGCTACCAGTTCAGCGATTTTATCGATATCCGGTGTCATTGCCGACCTCATTTTCTCGATAAAATCACTTGGGATCATAGGAGTTTCACTCGCAACCAAAGTTGGAGCGACTTCATTTGTAAACATAATCTTGTCTACAAATCCATGATTCAAAGCTGATTCAGCATCAAACCAAGTAGTCTTATTCATCAATCCAAGCAAATCATCAAGAGCCTTACCAGTCTTATGAACATAGGCACTAGCAATAGATTTGTTAAACCCTTCTAGTACCCCAGCCTCATGAAGCAGTGTGTTATGGTCTCCATTTACTTGCGTTGAAACATTGTGGATCATGATTTGGGCAGTCGGACTGATTTCAACCGTATCTCCTGCCATTGCAATCACACTCGCTGCGCTTGCTGCAATACCGACAATCTTTACGGTCACATCACCAGGATACGAGCGTAGAGCAGTATAGATTTCACTACCAGCATAAACATCACCACCGCCTGAATTGATATGAACCTCAATCGGTTCACCACTATCAGGAAGGACGACATCTTTCGGAGCGGTTGCGTCCCACTCAAGCCAATCGTAAAGCCATCTGTCATTATTTGATACAATCGTTCCCTTAATCGGAATTACTTTCATCTTCTTTCTTACCTCCTTTCTCTATTTGCTCACCAATTTGATAGTTTTTGGTGATGAGAGGTTTATCCCCCCATGGAACGGCTTCTAACCCAAGCTCAGCACGAACTTCGTTAATCAACATTGAGCCAGACGAAATAAGTTTATCAATGCTTTCAGCAAGTGCAAATTTATCTCTTTGACCTTCTCCTACGATAACAAAGCGGCTTAAATCGTCATATCTTCTTCTTGTTAGCAATGAAAAATTTAAACCATCACTCATCTTCTTAACAAGAGACTGAAAACAATAACTATTGAACATTTTTTGACTATTCTCTAGATTAGCCATGTCACCATGTAGCAAAGCTGTTGGAATGCCCAATATATCAGCAACTTCATCATCAAACTGTCTTCTAAGTTTTTTTAATTCTTCAACAGATATATTTGAAGTCCCTGTTGTGTTGGTTAACTCGCTATATTCCATTCCGTCCTGAGATGGAACAATTGCAATCGTTTTGGTGCTAAATGACTTAAAAAGCCCATCAGCATAAGCTTGAAGTTTTTCTCGCATTTTATCATTGAAACTCCCGTTTGCTCTCGTACTAAGAGTTCCCCTGATTTGATTCGTTCTAGCCAAAGCCTCGACTAAACGAGTATGCAGTTTCTCATAGTCTGAAAATAAATCAGATACATACTCTTGCAATCGATTATTGTTATATTGCAAGAAAATCACTTCACTCATCCTAAATCTTTTTTCAAAAGTATAGCCCCTACAAGATACATACTCAAATACATCGTCATAAACAGCATATTTAGTTCGTGTAAAAGCATCTGCAACAAGCAACTGATCATCATCTGTGAGAAAAATTAGAACTTCGTTCTTAGTAATCAAACGATAAACAACTTTTTGCCAAAATTCAGAAGCTGACTCGTTTTTATTGGGCCTAACATTTAATAAGTAATCCCAATCAGATTTTTTGGTTTTTCCTTTTTCAAGATATTTAAACTCTGACCTAGAAAAAATCCGAGCAACAAACTCAGCAGACTTATCGACAGCCAGACTTTTTAACTGTAGATTCCCAAATATTCGCTCCAGCTCTTCAAATTCAAAGCTAGCAGTTGGTGCTTCGCGTTTAAACAAATTCAGCAATCCCAAGTTTCGTCCTCCTTTCTTTTAATTTTTGCCGACCACCCACCCAAAATTTATGCTTTAAAAATTCCAACTATCGAGCATGTCAAGGAATTCCCCCACGTTTGACTCATGTACAAGCTCACGTTTGTATAGAGCAGCAATCAAGGCATGGAAACCATCCGTCTTTCTTCTGACAGGCTCTTTCTTCAGGAAACGCTTATTGCCATCCTTGTCCTCTTTGACGTAGGTATTATCCGTATACCAAATCATAGAGTTATCATTCTCAAAGACAAACCGTTCATTGGCAAATCCATCTTCTATGATTGGTGCAACCTTAGACTGGATAGCCCCTGAATTCCGCAAGAACTCATATTCAAAACCAACCTCTTCCAAAAGAGGTTTCAATAAGTCCATCCTGAAACCATCGGCACATACAAGTTCAATTTGGTAAAGTTTGCTCCATTCGACAAGCTTAGCAATCAAAAGCCGTGGATCAATACTAGGACCGTCCACAATTGTAAATAAACCTCTGTCTGCCCATTCTTCAATAGGGGCTTTTAGTTTGAAAGCTTTCAAAAACGCTTTACGAGCAAATGAATGTTGCTTCCAGATGAACTCATCACCATTCTTAAATAGCAAACCAACGCTCGCAAAGTCTCGGATGCTCGCATAGTCAAAACCAGCCACACATGACCGGCCTTTCAAGTCGATACCAGGAGATCGCAAACAAGCAACTAGCTTTTCTCGAGAAGTCACATCTTTCTCAAGGTCTGCTTCAGTAAGGTTCATCCGTTTAGTCATGAACTCCTGACGGCCAGACGGCTCCAGCTCAAGGTCATCATAATCAGCCTTGGTTCTTGCAAGCAACCTTTTAGCATAAGGAGTGCTTTCATCCAACATCGGATTAGCTTTCGGCCAGTTCTTCATATCATCTACTTCGTCCACATTGTCTAGCTTGCAGATGAAAGGAAATAGCCTGAAATCATCAACCTCTCCATTCAAGATTTGCATAGACTTCTCTATCAGCTTGTCATAGAATCCCTCACGCACATACCCATTCGTACCGTTGTAGAAAGTCCGAGCATGAGCAATCTTACCAAGACCTGACCGTTGAACCTTCACAGCCTTATCATCTTCAAACTGGTGAATCTCATCAAACTCAAGACAGCCATCACGAGCCGAGTCCATGGTCTTCGGATTATTCGTCCGAAAAGAAAAGACCGAGTTGTTCGCTCGACCTGTAATAGACATTTTAGTTAGATAGAAATGGTCCTCAAGACCGCGCCTTTGAATAGTCTCATAGACTTCCTCAAAGGAAACCTTACCCTGTTTCTCAGAGTTAGCAGTGATGGTCACATCATAATCTCTGATAGGATAGATAGGGCTGATAAAAAACGAGGATCTCGCTGACATAAAACCATTCTTACCACCCCCACGAGCAAGTGTGTATAGATACTCGTCGAAGTGCGGCTCCCCGTCTTCCCTCCGAAAAAGAAAAATGAACGGTGTCAAGAAAAGTTGGTACTTTGCCAAAGGGAAAAAGTTCTTTTCCGCAAAACGAATGAACTTATCAATCAAGTCATTATCAAAATACAAATCATCACGAGGATAGATTTTATCCTTGATGATTTTAAACAGCAACTTCCTTTCCTTGTTGACGACGATTTCTCCACTTTCGGCCATTTTGATGTAGTCATCAACCAGCGGATGAGAAATCATAACAGGTCACTTCCAGACGTAGCTTTCTCAACAGGCGAGTTTTCCACCTCAAAATCAAACGATCGCTCAATAGCCAAAAGCTGATTGCTGGTTGTGTTGATTTCCTTGATGAGAGAATTCGCTTTTTGGAATCTTTGTTGCCCATTATGAACAGTGATGACCAATCCGTCTTCATGAAGTTTAGCTTTCAGCTCATAGAGAAGTTTGACAAGATAGATATAGCGATTGACTTTTTCATACTGAACCGCATCCTTTTTTCTAGGACTAAAATAGCCGATTTTAGAAAGTAGCTGATTTTCTAATTCTTTTATATTTTTTTCCGAGTATTCTTCCATTACCCCCCACCCCCTTAAAAAAACGTTAAAAATTTGGACAGTTGCCCCCTCCCACCGGTTCCCAAAACCTTAAAAATACTGGATTTTTTTGACCGGGGGGTGTTATCATCCCCAAAATTCGTCTGTTCTGAAATTTTTCTCAATCATTTTTTTAGATTTTCGAAATTGGAAACGACCGTGACGTTTATTGTGACATTCCTTACATAGAGTTCTAAGGTTATCTAAGTCAAGAGCGAACTCTGGATAGAACTCTAGCTCCTTGATGTGGTCAACTTCCAAGTTAGTAGTCGTGACCTTGCCTTCATCCCTGCACCATACACATTCGTAGTGATCACGTTCGAGTGCAAACTTGCGAAGCGATTTCCAGTCACTTGAATTATAAAACTCTGTTCGGTCTGCTCTAGTTGCAACATCAATCATTTGATTATTGATGTTGATGCTTTGAGCTCGAAGTTATTTAACTTGTCAATGCAATTGTTCAAGTGTTCGATTGCTTCACAACATTCTTGAGTTAACTCTTGTAACTCTAAACGATTTTCAATTTCGACTCCAACTACAATTTGTCCTAATGGTTTTTGTTTAGTAGTTCTTTTATTAAAAAGTCTTTTAATAATACCTTTCATAACTGTTCAATCTCCTTTGTTTTTACTCTCTCAATTCCTTATTTTACATATTCTAATGAATTCGCTACATGAGTTTTAACTCAGATTTATCAAGCGTTTATCCTGCATACATGAAATGAAATCATCATAACCTCAAAACAATGAATTGATAGTAAAATAAAAAAATTAAAAGCCCTGAAACTTCGTCATGGCTCTGTCTTGTGAATCTTGGTTTTTGCCGATATACCGAAGTGAAATACTCTGGCTTGAGTGGTTCAGTAGATCCATTATCAGAGCAACATCCTTTGTTTGCTCATACATGAATAAACCAAACGTCTTTCTCATCGAGTGAGTAGCTATGTTTTCTAGACCAACTTCTTCAGCAGCTCTCTTTATGATCTTGTAAGCTGTGTTAGGTTTTATATGCTGATGCTTTCCGTTTCGGCTTGGAAAGAGGAAGTCTTCATCTTTCTTATCTTTGATGTACTGCCTCATGGCATTCTTGAATTTCTTTGGCATCTTTCGTTTGGTTGGCTTGTCTGTCTTTTCATCGACGATCTGGACATGCCAACCTTTAACGTGCTTTACTTTCAGTTTAACGATATCACCAATACGAAATCCCAAATTAACACCAGAAAGGAAAAGCATGAGGTTGCGTTGTCTATCTGACTCTTTGACTGCACTATGCAACGTCAGCCATTCAATCATAAGCTGAACATCATCTCTATTTCTGATTGGTTCAACAACTACCACATATCCTCACCTCCTTTTTAGTGTACAAAAAAAGCAGAGGTTTCCTCTCTGCTATTTCTCATGATACTAATTTACCACATTAAAATTATCATTTGCTATCATTCTTATCATACATTTTAGATAATTTTAATAACGCTTTATGTTTTGCTCGCTGGATGGTGGCAGGGCTACAATTTAGTTTGATTTGAACCTCTTTCCAAGACAATCCGTCAATATACAATAATCGCATCACAATGTTTTCCACTGGATCATCGAGCGACTCAATCGCTTGAACGAGTTCGTCACGTTCGTGGTACATTTGTTTGATTTCTTCATATAGCTGATCTGACTTGTCAATGATTAACACATTCAATTCTTCAGTTTGATTCTTGTTGCTTTTTGATTTCGGCATGCTATCGAACTGCTGCCCTCGTAAAATACCTGACTTCAAACTGATGATTTCCTGGTGCTTTGACTTCGCTTTGATATCAATATAAGGCAGAGCCTTCAATCTTTTTTTGATGTCTATTGCCAAATCTTACCTCCTGATGTATTTTTACGCAATTGATAATATTTTAATCATGATTAGTAATCACGCTGCCTGCGCCATTGACAGTAACCCAGCCATGTTTTTCTCTAGCTTCCACTTCTTTCATCCGGATAAGGTTATCTGTAATTGAGTCTGACTTCGCTTTGTTTGCTTTAGCTTCACCTTCTGCTTTGATGATGCCGGCATCCGCTTCAGCTTGAGCTTGAACTTTCTTGGTGTCGGCTTCAACCTTAGCTTTTTCTTGTTCTTGTTTAGCTGTATCAATTTCCTTTTGTTTGACTGACTCATTTTTGATTGCTGCTTCAATCTCATCTCCTGCATCTTGGTCTGTAATCGTGAAAGAAACAAACTCTAGATCATAAGACTCAAATTTTTCTTTAAGAGCCTTATCAATAGCCTCATAGACTTCTGTCCGCTTATTTCCAAGAATATCATAGATATCATAATTACCTGTAACAGACTCAATCGCTCGCTGTACTGCTGGAGATACTACACTATTATTCACGTTTTCTAAGTCTGTGTAATTAGAGAATACCGTCATGGCTTTTTCCTTATTGACACGATATTTCACATCGATATTAGTATTTAACCATTGACCGTCTTTTGTCTGAGTCGT